TTCACGCCTTTGTGGACCAGGCATGAACATTGTCCAGCAGTCTGTTCCTTCTTTAAGCTCAACACGGTGATAGCTATTAGCAGGGCAAATACGGAAGTGCCCAGGACCACGCCAATGCCGTGTTTCACTGATCTTGGCACCTTGTGAATTAAAGTTAGGAGTCCATTCATAATAACCGCCTTTTAAAATTAGAGTAGCGTAAGGCCATGGATGATCATGCACATCATCGGGGTCTGACTTAAGAAACTTGTGTAAAAAAACATTAAAGGGAAACTGCTTTCTGTCTTTAAGAAACAAATAATATCGTTCAAGATAAGGTTCATTATCTTGTCTATCCATTACAATGCGTTTGCGACCAAGCCGGTCAAGTATATTTACAAACCATTTCATTTAATCATCTCCAATAACTTGTTTGCACTAAAGAAGTTTTCAGTTAGATCTCTTGTTTGTTTGCGAACTTGATATTTGAACTGATCATAATTATTCATATATTGAATAATTTTATAACACAATGCTTGTCGAGATGACTCGTATGCTTTGTAGTTTTCGGTCCAAATACTAGGATACTTAAATGTGTCGTAGTACATTTCGCTATAAGATAAACGATCCGGTACCATCGGAATAGCATCTACAATGGCACCTTCGTAACAACTAATACCCAGAGTTTCTTGTAGATTTGCACTAAACACAATTTTACTTTCGCCTAACAAATTATGATATTCATTTTTTGTTAATTGTTGATCCTGACAAACTACAAATTCATATTGCGGCAAATGTGTAGCTAGGTCACGGAAAATTTCAACCTGTTTCTCTGGCGCTATGCGATGAGGAAACAGTATAAGATCACGTTTGGGCATATTCTTATACATAGTCAATGTATTGTCCATATACTCCATAGGCCAACCTGTTCGAACAAATCTTAGATCTTCACCTTTTAAGATTTCATCTAGATGTTCACTAAACCAAGGATTTTCTGTAGGATAATCGTTTAACAGATTAGTATAGAACATACTAATATGAAAGTCTGTAGCAAAGTAGTTATAATCAAATGCATGGAAGAAACTCTTCTCAGCGTTTCTCACCCAAGGCTTATTGCCAACCAACCTACCTAGAAAGTCTTGAGGATCATAACTACCAGCATGCCATAAGCCGTGTGTGGTTACTGGGATGCCCAGTAACTCACTCATATATTTAAGATTGATGATGCCAGGGTGCCAAGCATCAGTAAATATAAAATGATCACCTGCATGAACGGTTCCGTCGCAAAATAGCCTACCCATCTGCTCAACCTGCCGAGCCTTGTAGATGTTTGTGCCGCCAAAATTAAGAAAGGCACCAGGAGTAGTAGCACTAGGGATATCTGTAGGGCCAGAGATAATTTGAACATTGTGTCCTGCTTTCTTAAGTAGATTAGGTACATGAGACTTCCATTGTCCCGTGTACCTAGTTTCTACGCTTTCCAAATCAATTAGGAAAACGTTTGCCATTTTATTGTTCCTGACGCTGTGCTCGTCCTTCGCGACGGGCTTTTCGTTCAAGATACTCTTGACCACGCTGGAATGCTCGGTAAGCATCGGACCTATAAAGATCCTTTTCGTTGTATGGAAGAAGATTAAATCGGCAATGATCTAACCATGTGTTGAGGTCGTCAAAAATACGAGTGACCTCTGGTTTCATCTTAAGAGTTTTTTGAATGTAAGTTGGCTGTGCCATTTTACGTTTTCCTATTATTAGGGTTGATTAACAAATGTAAGTGTAGCGCCATTCTCGCCATCCTCACTTACTTCAATAATGGTCTTACGACCAGGCCACCTTGCAGTGATTGTCGTGTTAAGTTCACGAGCAATCATTTCACAAGATTTGTGGTTGAGTTCAAGAATGCCATCGCTGTAGCACTTCTCAAGCCAACGCTTAAACTGGATAAATTCAATATCGCGGTCATCTTGGAAGACCTCAATAGAAACTTTAAAATGGAAAATATGTCGATGCGGTGTTCCAAGAAAACTAACATCATATTCGTCGCCTGTAGCTAACTTAGGATCAGTTGCCGCGGCAGGGTACATGTGAATACCTTCTTTACGGAAGGTTACCCAAATAAATGATAGATTGTTCATTACTCTGCGGTTTTCTTAGTAGTTTTCTTAGCGGATGTTGAAGATGCATTTTCTGTTTTTTCAGGAGCCGCTTCCTTCATCATGTTCATCATTTCCCAAAGTTTCCAATCTATGCTTTCAAGCAATTTGAATAGTTTTTCTTCAGTTGAATGTTGAGCAATGGATTTTGTAAGTTTAGCATTAATCATTTAATTACCTCGTCGTTTTTATATTGGTTCCAGTCTGTAAAGTTTTTACGATCCATTAGTGTGTGCAGACTGTGTGACCACACACCGGGATTAGTTGCATTAAAATCTTTGTCGTCAATTTTAATCATTGTATTATAATTCCATAATTTAATATATGGAATAGGAACTCGAATTTGTGGAATAAAATTATTACTTTCACATAATCCATTTTCGAGAAATTCTTCTGCAAGAGCAATTGGAATATCAAGACTACACAGATATCCTTTTTCTAAAAAGAATTCAATCATAGATTCCCAACTTTTCCACTCGTTGTAGGTAGTGGGAAGGAAACTGTGATTAGCACCAAAAAAGATATGTTCTGCTCCGTTTAAGTTGGCAGAAATTTCTTCTATTGTATGTATGCCTGTGACAAATAGTGTCTTTAATCCAAACGCAGGTGTGTGTTCAATTTCAGTTCCTGTAAAGAATTGAATATTGTTTGCTTCACCGTTGATATAATCTCGTTTCATAATATTAGTATAGCGTAATTTGTGCCAACATGCAACCAATTAATTGCCCGGAAACGGCCAAGCGTTGCTGGGTTCTGGGCGAGATTTTAATTTAATATCTTCTTCAATGATCAACCCATCCTCGTCACAAAGACTAACTTGAAATGGTGCAATGATATGTACTGCGGCATCTTCTTCTTGCCAATCATGTTCACCATCGTACAGCCAACCTGCACCACCTTCGTAGTAAAGCTCTTTTAATTCTTGTTGTTCTAGTCCACTAATGTCATCGCTAAATTCCCATTCAACACTAATGCTATCATCGAACTCACAGCCCCAACCCGCATCCACTTTAGTGTATGCCACTCGATCGCCGTCATAAGGAAGGTTACAATCCATATCTTCTTCAATAACCCCTTGCCCCCAACGATAGGTTTCATCTATGTTAAACCAACTTGTAGTACCGTCTGGATTATCACGGAACATTTCTACATGGTAGATAACACTTTTCTTTTCAAGAGGTTTGATTAGGTATACTTTACTCATTTTGATTTCTCTGCTAGTTCTTTATAACCCGCCCAACTAGGATGTATCTTATCTTTTTGCCAACGAGTTGTAACTAAAACAGTATCACCGAATTGTTCTGCGACTCGACGAATGTGCTGTACTGCTTCAAATTTTTCTTCTCGATTTGGTTCAATCCAAAATACTCTTGGGTTGCCTTTAATTTTAGTACGGATATTCATTAACATTCCGTAGGTATCTGCCTTTGCCCAGTCATTGGTTCCTAAACTAATAATAACTGTATTAGCAGTTAGATCATTTTTTCCGTATTGTTTATTCCAGCCAATACTAGTAATGCCACCTTTGGCATAATCAATACAATCAGGACGAAACATTTTTGTTCCGACGGCAATACTGTCACCTATAATTAAACAATCAATCATTCTAAATCCTCATTGCGATTGCTAGGGTACTTACTACTGGCCATCCTAATTAGTACTAGGCTAACAGCAAGTATGAAAGTTGCCCCTGCTAATATCAGTATGTTTGTTATATGTTCGTCGCCGATTGCTACTAGATCTATCATATGTCGAGTTAGTGCGGTAATAGCAATGTAAATTAAAAAACGCACCGGCATATGGTTAGTTTTGAAATATATCCCAACCATTGCACCAATTTCCAAGTAGATGAATAGTAATAGTAAATCTTGAATATTGACATGATGTTTTTGAAATAATTCAAAAAATGTATAGCCAGCCGCCCATACTGTGGCAGCACCTATACTAAACAGAGCAATTCTATGGAATATACCAACTAGGGTATTTCCGAAATTGTCTAATTTTTGTAGTTGATTATTCAGCACGATATTCTCCAGGTTTACTTTACTGCTATATTAAATGATATAGAAATCCTGTCTTCATCATTTAAGTTTGGTTCTACATAATGTTCTAGCCATGCAGGAAATAGTAATAATTGTCCCTCTTTAGGAGTAACAGTCCAATTGGCCGAACTAACTGCGTTATAATTATCTACAAATTGATCTTGTAAATGATATTGCAAATTGGATGCAGGATTCTTAAATAGAATGTTTCCTTTTTTATCTCCAACTGATACATAATAAGCACCTGACATAACACAATCGGTGTGTATGTGAGGTCTATTAAATCCAGACTTGGGATTAATGTTTATCCACAAATGATTTATAAATGTTCTGGTAGAAGATTTTAATCCGCATTCAGTTTTAATAGATTCTGCTCGAGAAAGTATTTCGTTGACTAATTTTTGTATTTCTGGATTAGGCTTAATTAACGCCCCACTTTGCCAACCGTAAAAATTACTACGCACAACTCCTGGAGACGATTTTTTTACATCATATGCATACTTCTTTAATTCAGCATTGTCTATACTTGTTAGTGTATCTGAAACAACAAATGATGAAAATACATAAGACAAATTCATGTTATTCTCCTAATCCACCTTCTTCAAGTTCTCGAAGTTTATCATCATCTGGATTTTCTAAATCTACTTCTTCAGAAGTCGTTACTTCTTCAAATGCAAATAAATTTCTAAATTCATTTTGCTTAGGACCGCCCTGTAGTCGAGCACCTTCTAAACTGCGTAAGAATGGACCTGCTTGATCTATCATAGCAAATGCTTCGTCTTTAGTAGTAGTATTAAACAAGTCTTCAACTAAACTTGAGAAGTATAATATGTTACGGGGAACCCAGTCGCTATGCTCATCACTCATGTCCGAGCCTTTGACCTTCTTCCACTGTTTCCATGTCAGCCGATCTTTAACTTTGGCAATTTCGATATCCATTAGTTGTTGAGCACGTTGTACTGCAACAATATGACATTCTACATTATGACCCATCATCAATGCATAAGCAAAACTATCCCAACTTGTTTTGTTTGGAATTTTACCTAGCTTGTTTAGTCTAGGAACTTCATGATAGTGTTCTGGATTTAAGTGATCAAATTTGACACCATTTAATTCTTTATCTGTTTTCCGATTGCCTAGATTATAATAGGCAATGTCTGTCATTGTCAATCTACGGCCGATTGACGATTCGAAGGGAAACGGAATGTCTGACCCCGATAATGATTTGTTATCTGGTGCTTTGTCCATAATAACACTCCACCTCTTGGGAGTGTGGACTGCGCTGGTGTAGACAAGTCCGTGCGCTGTTGCGATGAACGGTGAGGCGCAGTCAAAAGATATGGTAATTTCTTCATTGATATGTTTCCTGATTTGTCGTTGAATTAAAGTTAAGTAGCATGACCAATCCAGCTGAGCAGTTCCCAGAAAGTGGATCCAATTTTTGCCTTTCAGCAAACCATCTTCTCTTAATGTCATTAGACGTTTAAGAGTAATATCCATTTTGCACATGTTAGCACCACCAAAGGCCCAACCTTCTGCTTCACGACCCGCATACTTACCTTTAGGGTCGCTAAATTCTTTTACACCTTGATACCACTGTTCAGCAGTATCCCAGTCCCCACCTTGTAACACATTGAGCCATTTAGTTTGACCTAACCGATTCATTAGAAAGTAATCATTGTTATAACGAGTCTTATCTAAACAATCTTCAAATGTTTTCAATCCTGTCTTAGGACTATGAATATGGTCACATGCCCATGTGGGTACGTCTAGCATCATTGACCAGTCTGCGGTTACTTCTAACCACTCGAGAATCTTTTGACGAGTCTTTGTAGCTTCCTTGCCCTCAAAGTCTAACCAATCAAACTTAAGAACACCTTTACCAATCTGGTATCCACCCGAGTCACCGAGAATCATAGTGTTATTACGATCTCGTTGTTGAATCATTGATTCTTGTGTTAGACTCTTTTGTAGATCTAACTGTGCATGACCTGCTGAATACAATCCGTACTTGTAAGTAAAATATCCTTGTTCTGGATTAAGGAAATTCATACCTTCAATACCTCGATCAAATCCTGCAGGGATACGATCCTTAGATACAAACTCTTCTAGGCGTTGTTTAGCAACGTAAGTACTGTAGAAACTACTAATAGCTGGCAAATAGACAGCATAGTCTTTCTGTAATGGTGTTAGGTTAACTTGTTGATGTATCATGCCTGTGCTGGAATAATATATTTGTAAGTAGCAAGACCGCTGTCTAATTCAATTTGCATAGCACCGTCATTGCTAAAACCAATTTTAGCATTGTTAGCATCTGCAATCTTCAAGATGCTCAGCACTGGCATAACAGGCCATGTCCATGCTTTAGTAATCTTACCTGTTACACCTGTGGCAAATACAAACTCACCACCGTGACTTGCGGCATCGCCAAATGTAAAGATCAATTTGTCGCCATCTGTCTTAGCTAAGAATGTTGTGTGCTCTGTGTTAGCACCTGCTTGGAATTGGAAACGCTGTACAGAAGCAACTGTAGGCGCAACTTCAACATGCCAATTAACACCACGAAACTTGACAGTCTTCAATTTCTCATTGATGATGTCTTGATTCATAAATCGATAGTCATTCTTAAAGTCGCCGTCTTTGTTTTCAAAGTGAAGACCGACTGGAATAGTTTCCCCGTTGCGATCACCTGTAACAACTTCAATCTTAGCATCTTCTTGATACTCTTTACCATCAACTAGATATCGTAGTTTTTCAAGTTGTGGCATACCAAATGTACCGATCATATCGGGATGTGGATTGGTAGTCTCTGCATACATGATAACACTACGGTCATCTGCCATAGAGTCGATCAATGTTTTAGCTTCTGTGCCTGTAATTTTTACAATGTTTAAGAAGCCTAGTTTGTTGGTGTGAGCAACGATGTCTTGTAGAATGTCTTTCATATTAATTCCTTTGTATAAGTTTATTTAGATTTATGAGTAAAGTCAAATATATTTTACTCAAACGAGAAAAGCGAACCAAACGTATTTGTTTGGGTAGTAGAGTCTAGATCCCAGTCTAGTACTCCAATAAGGTTATCAAGTTTATTATTGATAATAGTTGCTTCCATTTCAGCATGATCAAATGGCAGATCTTGGAACCATTTAGGTAAGCGTAGTTCATCTACAGGATATGCAATACTGGTGTAACCTAACGGATTAGCTTTCACTTTGCAGACAATAACTTTCATACCATCTACTATTTGCATAGAATACTTGTCGCCGTTCATACGACGAAGGGTATTCCAATTAATACTAGCCCGAACGTGTCCTGGCATATTTGCCTTACCGGACTTTTCTTCTTTCTTTTGGTATTCAGCAATGTTGTTGGCACGTTTAGGACTACCCTTCTCCCATCCAGGACGAGATTTGAACTCAGTTCTAAATTCACTGATGCGATCTAGAATTTCTGTTTCTTGTGCGTTGTTAAGTACCTTTGTTAGAATCTCTTCTAAGAATTTCTGCATAAATTCTGGTGTGTCACTACGCTTAAGATCTAAACCCATGGCCTTAATTTTACCTGGCTTGCCATCTACATCACTGCGTTTGCCTTCTTTGTCATAGTACAACACAGCATATCGTTTTTTAGTAATAAACAATCCCTTGATGGCAACAATCTCGCGGCCTGCTTTAATAACTTCACCACGACTCTTTGGACAGTGGTGTGCATCCAACATAAACTGCGGAAATGTACTATTAACTTCTTCAGCAATTGTATCATACAACTGTACTACAGTATCTTTATTCCATGTTATCTCTTTCTTTTCAATTTCCTTACGGAGACTTGAATAAGCACTAAAATAAGCAGAGTCTGTATCACCGTAGATAATACTTTTGCCTAAGTGATCATACTCGCCCGTAACTACTTCATTGATTTTACTAGCCATGTGTCGAGCAATGCCGCGGCCTGTAAGGGTAGTGGATTGACCAATTCGATTATCAAAGAAGCGACAACCGGCGTTAAGAATGGCACCATACAAACTATTAAGCAAAATCTTTTTAACGAGCTGTCGCTTGTCCCAATATTCTTCTTCAATTTTATTACCTGCCTTAATTGCATCCTTAAGTTTTGCCTGCATCTCTTTACGCTCTGCGTACCACCGTTTTAGCAATCCAGGAATAATACCTTCACGTTCATGAGTAATGATTGTACCATTAGCACTAAGCATCCACGGCTTACCACTTTCAAATATTAGTTCGTAGATTTGTGCTCCACTCATAATATCAGTTTCACCGTTTTCCCAGTCAATGATAATGTCGTGACTGCGATCTTGAGTCATAACAAATTCATATTCGTTAGCACCAAACTTGCCCTCCCATGCAGCCGCAAAAGAGTTACCTTTGGCAATCTTTTCTTCGATTTCCGCTTTAGTATAATCTTGGCGTAACTGTCCTACAATGGTTTCTGGACCCATGTTCAATGCACGAATTACAGATGGATACAAACTGTTAATGTCCATTGATCCAATATAATCGTGCAGTCCTTTTTTAGGATAAGCAACATACGCACCAGCGGCCTGATTAACAGCGTCCTCGTCACGCTTAGGGCGACTAGGAACAATAAGTCCCCTTGCATGGGATTCGTTTACAATAGCCTGTTCAGTAACAGCGACAGCACCCATTGTAGTTTGTAGTAACACAGTATTCTCATGTGCAATAGTACTGGCAAGATCTAAGAACTTTAATTTTTTATCTAGCTTGTTTAACAATGCCGTATCTTGTCTATTATATTCAATAAACTTTCGGAAGTCATTGTTATAAAGTTGATCTAGTGTACCTTCGTAGACTGTCTTGCTCTCACCTACCTCAGTTTCTCCGATGGCATCCAGTCGATAAGTGTGTCGTTCTTCGTATGTGTACTTGCGGTACAATTCGAGACTATCCAAATGAACACGACCAACAAGGTCATAAGTAACAGCCGCTTTTCCATATTTTTCGTATTCTCTTTTCTTAGGGAATTGATCCCACAAACAAAATCTACGTGTATCTTCTTTGCTGAGAACTTTAGTAACACGATTAACAGTATAGGGGATATCAAAACCTTCGCTATTCCACCCACTGAGTACATCGCTATCCTGAATTAAATCTAAGAACGCATCTAACATCTCCGCTTCTGTTTCGAACAACATAGTGTTAGGAAACTCTTTGACTTGTTCTTCTGCTTGCTCCATAGTCAGTGTCTTTGGCGGAACTGCAAGACATACTAGTGTATCCAACCATTGTAGGTGAACAGCAATAGCAGTGATTGGCATAAAAGCATCTTCTGGAGTGCTATAGCCACGTTCTGGATCAAAGTCCACCTCGATATCAAAAAATGCTACATTGAGTTTTGGAGCATCCTTGCCTAGATAGTTTTCTTCTAGACAACGGAATACTGGATTGATGTCACTTTCAAATAATTTGTGACTACTGTGAATTTTTTGTTCTTTGACAAACTCTTTCCAGTTACGTGCAGTAACTTTGTTAAGATTGTCTCCGTAAATGGATTTATACTTACCCCGTTGGTCTGGGTAATAGAACATATACTTTGCAGGATATTCTTGATAAAGTCTACCCTTCTTTGGATCACGTTCGATAACCTGAACAATGTCCTTTTCTCGGTCCCACCGAGCATCTACATAACTCATATTTTCTCCTTTGTGTAATTTGCGGCCTACACATACCTCTATGATCATTTGTGGCTGATCAAACCTTTCTCTTACATATTTATTAGTCTAATGTAGCCAATAAGATCAATAGTGACTAATAGAATATAATTTGCTACCATACCTGTACTCTTACGTGTCCAAGCAGCCCATCCAAAGATGGCGCATTGTGTAATGAATATTGGATATAACCAAATAAACAATGGATCAGTTGCGCCGGCGGCAAGTGTAAGAGAGCAGCCGAGACTCATAGCCCATGCTGTAATTTCTAAAACAAAACGAGTAGGCCAAACTTTATAATCGGTCTTAGCCCATTCTATAATACCACTTAACAATTTATTCATCGAGATTTTCTAACAACAAGTTAATGTTAATTACCATTCTATATTCGCTGTCTACCGGCGTCCAATTGCAATGATAGTATGTAGAATCGAATATAAAAAGTTGTCCTTGCTTGGGTGTAACTTCCATTAATACTTTTGGCATTTCATCTAACTGTGTAAAAATATTTGTTTTTTTATCAAATAAAACAGTATTGCCATCAGCTGTGTTTACATAATATAATAGCGATATAAACTTTGAACCTTTTGGAAGAGCAACATTTTCTGGTATTGTCATATCAGTATGAGGTGTTCTTAGACTTGATGTTTTATCTGGTGTATCAAAGTTTGCCTGTGCTCGTTCAACATAGTTAACAACATAATCTGTTCCTTCTAAGAACTTAAAAAGTATATAGTCAACTATCTTAACATTTTTATTAAGAGGCTGTCCGCCCTGAATAAAATAATAACTAAAAATATGTCGATCTGCAGGAAACACATCGTTACAGATTGCTGGATCGACTGAATGCGGCCTAAAAGACCATAGGCCTTCTGCTTTTAGTGTTTCTAAAAGAAATTCCTGATCTTCTTCATCTAAAAAATTATCGATTACAATTGGATCGAAATCTTTTTTAAGTTGAATAGGCATTAGTCTTCCTTGCGAAAACTATGACCGCTGATGTCGACAATAGTTTCAAGATCGTCAAACTCGCGGAATACTTGATCCCATGTATCTTTCTGTGCAATCTTAATTGCTTTTTTAATCACGCTAGGTTTAACTTCTAGTTCTTCTGCTACTGCTTTAATTGTTTCGTTCAATCCTTCTGTAAGGTCTTGAATCTCTTGCATGACAGTCATGCCTTCTGCTACGATTTGTTTAATCTTAGCTTGTTCCGGTGCGCCAAATGCTTTGCCCATAAAAAATCTCCTTGTAAGTAAGTATATACTAAGCAAGGAGACAAGTCAATGGTTATTTTATAAACGGGCGTCTATAATATTCCAATTGATAATTTTCCAATGATTTGTGAGATACCCTTTTTTGTCTGCTTGATAATCCAATGCCCAAGCATGTTCCCACCAATCGATTAATAATATTATATCGTTCTTAATTTGATGATTGACAATAGTTTTGATCTCACCATTCTTGGCAAGATACACCCATCCACTGCCCTGTATGCCCATGGCAACTTTGGTAAATTCTTCTTTGAACTGGTCAAATGATTTGAAATGTTGCTCAATAAACTCTTTGGATGCTCCAACTGGTTCGTTTGTTTCATCTGGAATTTGTAGTTGCGGAAAATAGATACTATGTAAGTATGCACCTGCTTCGTTAAAATCTAAGTCACCTTCGCCTGCGTTGAAACGATTAACATAAGTTCTGTACAGTTTGCCATAATGATAATCTATAGCGTCTTCGCTTAGGCAAGGCTCTAGCGCATCGCGAGCATAGGATAACTTCACTTGTTCAAGTGGTTTAACCTCTTTACCCTCTACAACATATTTTATAAAATTAAACATTATTTCTTTTTACCTGAACGCATATTGGCTTGCCAATGTGCAAGTTGCCCTTTACGACCACCTTGTTTGGCAATCTTTCTTAAACTGCTGATACTAGCATGTTTAGGAATACCGTGTCTAGCACTATCACCTTTGTCTTGCGGATTACGACCGTCAGCGAAGTTTTCCTCTACATCCTGCTGACCTTCTATAGTCAATCTGTCTAATGCTATCGGATTTAATACAACATTTGGTTTCAAGCCCTTGCTGCTGGCATAGGCCACATACACTTGATCTGTAGGTTCTATAACAAAACTTACACAATGCTTACCGGGCCAGTCTGGTTTGCCCACACTAAACCAAATGCCTATGACAGGAATAAATGGATGTTCATCTGTGCTCAACCGACCATATTCTCGTTCGCCTGTGGCATCACGGCGTGGCTTTAGTCCTCCACTTTTCTTAATTGCTTCTAGCCTATTAGTACAATGATAAACTCGTTGACCTACTATGTCCTGTCCAGGAAATAGATTTGTACCAGGAATATTCTTGGGGGGTCTAAGTCCTTGGTAGTTGGTAAATCCTTCGGCAAAGTTTTCAATTAGTTCTTGAATTTTCATATTACCTCTTAGGAGGTTGAGCACTGGCTACCATGCCGTTATAGTCAGCGTTCTTAAATTGAGGAATAGTATTCATAGCAATAGTTTCAGCTTCTCTAGCATGACTTGCTTTAATTTTAACTGCTGGTATCTCAGGAAACTCTAAACTGTAGACCCAAAATTCAAGTCCGGGTTTAGTCACTGTAAATGATTCCCCGTAGTGTTGTAGGTCCCAACTTGGTAATAATCTTTTTACCATTTTTGCGTATAAGCCTTGTCTTGAACCTTCTTTGGCAGCAAAGGTTAATCGTCTTACTGCGCCTTTTCTATCTGCTAGGAATGTTTTTAGAATATCAACTACTGTACCAAAAACTTCTGCGGCATTGCCCGTACCTGTAACACCCCATGTAGCATTTCCAGAAGATTCTACTTTAGCTGTAAATTCAATTTCCCAATCTCCCGGCGCCTCGTCCGAATCTTGTGCAGCAAAGAATTTATAAGGAACTCCGCCAATTTCAAAATTAGCTATTGCTTGGTTGTCATCTTGAAATGTCCACTGCCATTGTTTATTGCCAGTGAACAATTCTGCAATAAATTCATCGGCTCTCATTCGCAGTTCCACTTTCTTAATGCTAGAGCTTTGCGTGTAGGTTCACCGTTGGGCTTTTTCATTGGCCCTTTACTGCCACCCATTCTAGCACAAAATGATTTACGACGCTTGGCCGCCTTGCTTCCGGGTTTAAGTTTGCTAGGTTTAGTAGTAACTGCTGTTTGTAATTTGCTGCCTGGATTTTCTCTACGATAGCTAGCAACACCTTTAGCATTTAAGCCACCGTTCTTGTTCTTGCCTGCCTTGCGATGCCAAGCAGCTGATTCGGCAACATGACCATCTAAGAATGTATCGGCAAACTTTTTACAAAGAGTGCGTATAGCAGGATTGCGAGTTTCTTCTAAAGTAAATGTGCGTTCATCATGCTTATCATCACCTTGACTTGGGTCTTGATATCCGCAATATACTTTATGTACTATGGAGTCATTAATTAGTTCTGTACAGCTTTCGCCATAGCGTCCGTCTGCTGTAATATCACTGTGCTCGCTACATGGACTAAGAGTTGTAATAATGATACTACCTTTTGGCACAGGTTGACCATAATTACTTTCATATTCTTCAATGGCAGCTCTTTCTGCGTGTACTCGACTACCATCTTCGTTGGGATAATTTACAGAGGCAGCTAAATTATTATCAGGATCTAGAACACCGGCAGCAACCATACCGTAGTGTTTGCTGTCCTCTTGTTGTCCTTCGATAACCATCTCACATAACTTAACTAGTATTTGATCTAGTTTTTCGTGGTTATGTATTTCGTAGTCATCTGACTCTAATAAATCGGTTATTTTCATTTCTTCTTAGGAACACGGATTGGTAGTTTGCTGATGTCGTGACCTTGGTCTGCATTGGCAAATTCTTGTCCAACGTTTTGTTTGACTTTTACTTTTTGTGCAAATTGTGGATTATTTGCAACACCTACCATTAAGTTATGCTGTGCTTGACTAACAGAACGCTCTAACATGTTTGTCAGTGATTCCATATAAGCATCTTCATCTACTAGAGATATCATAGCATTAGAAAGATCTACACCGGCTGCTGCCTGTCCTCTGCCCCATTTAATTAAGTTACTACGACCCGTAATAGGTTGAGGATTTAATGGCTTACCGTCAATGGTAAGATTGTATTTTCTAAATTCTCTAGGATCATCTTCGCCTTCGGGATCTCTTGGCCCCCGACTAAACCCTGTAGTGTTGGCGTGATAGTTATTCCTATATACCCCTTCTACCTTGGCTTTTAATTCTGCTAAACGGGCTTGTAATTCTTCCTTCATTAAAGAATCATTGCCAGTCTGACGTTCTACTTCACGCTCTTTATCACTGATCATAAAGTTCATAATACCAACAACTGATTCTTGTGCCTGACTAAGTTTCATCTGTACCCATTCTGGTAAATCTTCTTCATCACCGATAGCATGTTCTAAATGTTTTAAGACTCGTAGCATAGTATGGATTTGATTCTTTACAAAACTACCTTCCATACTGTCGTGGTCTTGTGGATCAATGGTATCTAATTCTGTATCCGATACGTTGCCTTGATCGTCTTCCGCCACACCTTGC